GTCCGAGCTTCTCTGCCTCTGCTGCAGCTCCGCTCTTTTTTGCCTCGCTTAAGAAATGCTTATAACTTTTCATTTACCTAGGTATTTCCTTCTTTAGTATTTATCTCAGTACACTTTCACATGCAATCCACCAGTGAACTGCGCTTTAAATTTATTTGATTGACCCACTCCACTTTGAGACATCAATTCTCTTTCCTCTTTATTTAACCCAGAACCAAATCCAACTGAAGCACATGCATTATAAAGATTCTGAATAACTCTTCTCTTAACCTTGTCATTTTTAATACCACCAATTGCCAGTGAAAGTTCTGATGACATCATCTTATCCTTCAAAAGATTAATATCTTTACCAATAGATTTATCTTTCTTCATGTCTGGCATAACATCACCAGTTACTTCTTTCCAAATATCTTGCATGTATGCACACACTAAGTCATATTGAGAATCTGTAAATTTAACTTTTTGACTAATAAAATAGTCACCTTTATCCAAACCAAGGTCTAGATGTTTATCTTTAATTTTATTCAATTCATGAATACCTTGAGTTGAAGTATCAGAAATAATAGAAGCAAATGATTTAGAACCCAATGAACCCATTTTTGCAAGAGCTAAAGAAGGCATTTTAGTCTGAGTATATTCCAATTCCAATTGCTTTTTATTTACATTATACTTAATTCTTATATGCTTTTGCGACCCAGGTTTAACATTACCAATGCTACCAAAAAGATTTGCTTGTGCTCTACGAGCAGTCATCCCCTTGTTTAGTTCCACTGTTTCTAAAGTGAAATTGATTTTCATGTCTCGATTTCCACCAGTAAGTTCAATGGTTGGATTTCCACTTCCACCTAAAGCAATTCTTTCAATATATTCATTACTATTCAAAACACTATAGTGAACTTGTGAAGGGTCTGCTTTAGTTTTTTTCAAAGAAACTGGAATAATATCCTTAGTATCAAATTGCTTAATCAAAAAGTTATTCAAAAGAGCAACACTTGCCTTGGCTCTAGAACCAGCGATTCTATTAAAGTGAACAAGGTCTCTAATACCAGCGGGAGTCATTACCCAAATATCAGCAGGGTTCCATTTGTCTGGTTGCAATCCAGTATTAGCTTTCAAATAAACTGCATATGGGTCACCTGCGCCACCAGTACCGAATATTTTATCATTAAAAATTTTGGCATCTGAAGGAATTTTTAATTTATTAACTAGCACTTGTGCTGCAGCGGTTGCACTATCAAGCCAAGTATCATTTCCATCCGAAATTTGTCTGGAAAATAATCTCAAATTTTTTCTAACGCCAGAATTTGATATTGCAAATTTTCCTGGAGTTACAATTCGTTTTTTAATAGCAGCGAATACATCATTTTTAAAATCGTCCCCATCTCCTACTGCTTCATGGGTAGCACGTTTACCATATTGAAGTTGATATGCCAATGCAAACTGCACTAATATTTCACTATAAACTTCTGTATCTCTTCCTCCAATCTTTGCTGCGCTGGCAGATGCTTTTACTTCCTTGACGTTCTCTTTCCACAATTCAGTAATTTTAACTTTACCACCAGATGTAGTTGGCATCTCAGCATTATATTTTGTGAGAAATGATATTACTTCTCTTGAAGTAGAACACTTTGCCATTTCAGCAACTAATTTTGTAGTTGCGGCTTTTGTTTTATAACCTATCAAAATTGCTCCATCTTGCCCATTTGTTCCTTTTTTAAATGGTACTCCATCCTTTACCATTTTCCAGAACGATGGCCAATATTTTAGGTCTCCACTTTTGTGGACTTTGGCTAAATCTGGGGTAGTCCCCATTTTTAATTTTGCCATAGAAAAAACCCCCTCTTCAGTACTATTTAGAAGAGAGGGGGTTTATTATTGTTACCATCTACCCAAGCATCCATCAATTCAGATATCTTAAAGTAGTCGATAATTACATCGTCATCGGTCTCCTTCTGCTCGGACCTCGGACTTAGCAACATCAAATACACCTTCGGGATAACGCTTAAGTAACTTGGAAACATTTTGCATGATTACTTCATCCATAGAAATATTTAGTGCGATACATGCTTGAGCAACATACCACATCACATCACCAAGTTCAATAATAAGATGCTCACGGTTATCATCATTCCAAGGTTTGCCTTGGAAAATCATCTTCTTAATAATCTCAAGAAACTCACCAGCCTCAGCATTGATACCAACACCAGCAGTAAGAAGACGTTGAATGTCAGCACCTTGCTCATCCAGTTCAGTCAGACGAGTAGCAAAGTCCTCATAATTTTTAGAAGCTTTGCTAGTTACAAAATCAACAAATTCGAGGTACTTTTGCAAGTCGGCCTCAACAGGCTCCCGTTCTTCGGTAGGAACTTCGGGAGTAGAATCAAATCCTTTTGCCATAATTTTTATACTTTAAAATCGGTAAATGTTTTTCGTCCAGTATTTTTAAACAAGGTTTCAGGTTCAGTATCATCTTGACCTGAATCCACAAGGTCAGTTTGTGCAGACTGGTCTACATCATACAACCTCATCTTTGCTCTATCGATACCAAGGATGAAACGCTTGTTCATCGTAGGGTCATTATAACGGTTTTTCAACTGTTTGACAAGTATCTGATTCATCTGTTCCAACTCTTCTGTGCTTATAAGAGCAAACATAAGGTCAGCAGTAGCAGGAAGACCGAAGGATTCAGAAGTGTCAGTGAGGTCAACATCAGTACTACCATAACCACTACGAGTAGTTTGAGTAGCAGACATGATGGGGACATTGAACTCCACAGCCAACCCTCTAAGTTCTTCAGCAATTGCTTTAACATAGGTATAAGAATTCACAATAGAACCTTTATATCTAGATGAAGCACAAATGTTTAGATAATCAATAAAGATAATATCTGGTTTAAATCCTTTCTTTAGGGCAAGCTCGTTAAGAAGAGATTTAAAGTGTCCCGCGTGGGCAGATGCGGTTGGATATTCTTTAATGACGAATTTACCAACTGTCTTTTGAGCAAGTTTAATAATTTTGCTCTCATACATTTGCTTTGGTAAGTCTTGCAATTGCTGAATATTAATGTTCAACAAGTTGGCGTCGATTCGTTCTGCAATTCTTTCCTCTGCCATTTCCATGGTGATGTAAAGAACATTCTTGCCTTGGAGAAGGGCAGCAGCACCAACGTGGCACATGAAGAGAGATTTACCAACACCCGTTCCCGCCAGGGCAATATTGAGTGTTTTTGAAGGTAAACCACCCTTGGTGATTTTATTAAAAAATTCCAAATCGAAGGGAATCTTTTCTTCTTTACGATGATAGAAATCATAACGGCTCTCAAAGTCATCAATATAATCGTGACCTACATGTTCGTCAAAACATACTCCCAATGCTTCAGAAAGAATACTAGGAATTGCATCACGAGTTTTTGTCTTATCTTTACCATCAGCAATCTTAATTGATTCTACAAGAGAAAGATATACTGCCCTATCCTTACACCACTTTTCGGTAGTGTTAATCAACCAATCAAAATCAATCCTTTCCTCATGAAAGTTTTGAATCATCTTGATGATATTATCAAAACCATCTTGACTTAAATCAGTACGACGTTGTACCTCAATCGCAAGAGCATTTAAATTAGGAAGTGACTCATAATTTTGAACATACTTATTAATCTCTTCGAAGATTACTTTCTCTTCGTGAGTCTCAAAGTATTCTGGTTTGATAAATGGAAGTACTTTACGGCAATACTTATCATTAAGAGTTAGATTTTTTAGAACTAGTGCTTCTAGCTTTTCCATCATATGTAGTGACAATAACTTCCAACAATGTATTTGGGTTCTTCTATTGGTGCAAGACCTGAGTGGGGGAACATCCATAGAGGAGGGAACACAAGTACTCTACCAGCCTTTGGTTGAACTGTCAAGTCAAGGTAAGGGAATTTCGTACCACCCGCACCTCTTTCATCAATATCATTAAGATAAAGAAAAAATGCAAGATAACGTCTGGCAGAATTGTAGTTACCTACATCGACATGTTCATCATACCTGTCAACTCCACCAGGACTATACTTCTTAATACGAATTTGTTCCAATGCATATTGTGCAGGAAGTTCATCCGTAATTAATTGGTCAACACTATAAAGTCCAATTACACTCATAAAGGAATTGGTGATGAACTTATGAATCTGCTTTTCTTGAGCAGTCGCATCATTACTTTCAGTAAAGACTGTCAAATTAAAATCAGTAAAGTTTGGTCTTGCTTCTCTATCAATTCTATTTTGATAATTTTCATGAGTGTCAAAGACGTTGATAATCTCTTTACAAGTATCAACATCAATCACATCATCATAAACTTTAATTAGGTCATTCAGTCTCTTCGCTTGCATAATCTTCCTCCCTGGAAACTACATTGCCTTGTCCGTATAGATATTCTTTCTTTGCTGATTCGTCAAGGGCTTGCATAATCTCTGGAGTAAAGTACTTTTCTGGATTCGAGAGAATTGCTTTTGGGTAGACTGATGAACCATCGACTTTATATCGATTACCAACTCTCTCAAAGATTCCGTACTTTTCTCCAAGTTCAAGCAATCCGTAGTAAGGGTCGAGTCCTGTGTCGTAATAAAGCCTCGTCTCAGCAATGGAATTCTCTTTAGTAAATCGAGACTTCTGTGCTTTACACTTGATAATATTCCCGATGACTTCTTTACCGTCCTTTTCCTTAGATTTGGAAAGGTAGATAATAGTAGAAGCGGCATACTTAAGACCACTACCACCGCCCATTTCTTTTGTTGGAACATAAGCACCTACTACGTCGTATGTATGATTTGTAACTAACATTGGAATGTTTGCCTTACCAAGTTTGAGAGTAAGAACACGGAATACAGATTTGGTTACCTGAGCACGAGTCATGTCTCTGGTTTCTTTACCACCACTGGAATCTTCAATTTCCTTTGTAGTTGAGAGATTACCCAAAGAGTCTAGAACAAACATTAAAGGTTGTCTATCTTTTGTTTTTTGCTCAAGATATTTATCGATGATACGAAGTGATTGTGTACGAAACTCTTGCACAGTCACAACGGGAACGATAATCATTCGCTTGGAATCAATACCTCGCTCCTCAATCATCGACTTAGTAATAGCAGATTCTGATTCGAAGTAGACAACACCTGCGTTAGGATTACTATCGAGAAAATGTTTAACGACAGACAAACAAAAGAAAGTCTTACCTGTAGACGATTCTCCTGCGATAGCCGTAATTTTGTTTGACGGGATGCCACCGAAAATCGACCCCGATACCAAAGCATTAAAAATATAACTACCTGTGTCAATGAAACTATCACAGTCACCAGCAGCAACACCGTCAAAAACGAGACCAGCATATTCATTACCAATCTCCTTTACTACATCCTGTAAAAAATTCATGCAAATAAAAACTCCAATGTGTTAATTTTTTCTGTTTTCCAACCAATAGTATCTAGAATTGTTTTTAACGGTTCTAGAAAGCTCTTGTCAAATTGTACATCATAATCTATAGATTTGTCAAGCTCCAACTCCTTGGGAAGTTCTTGAATGAACGAGATTATGTTCTCGTTGATTTTGTTTGGTGTTCGCAAGTAGATGAACTTAACCTTCTCTCCTTCTTGGATGATAGGATACTTATTAACCAAATTATGCTTTCGAATATAGTGATTGTACAGTAATGCACCTCGGACAGCAATTGGTGTACCCTTTCCATAAATTGTAACTCCACTACTGAATTTTCTAAGATTATTTACTCCACGGGGAAAGGCAATTTCATCTGGATTCATTGTTTTAAATTCAGAACGAAACTCCTCAACAAACTTAATCAAATCATCATTTGTTTTTGTCATGATAAGTTTCAGAGCATCCTTAATCTTCTGACGGCATGGACCAGGAGTAGAAGATTTAACTGCTTCAATACCCATCATTTTAAGTTTGGGTTCTGCATACCGAACACCTTCCACATCCCAAGCATTCAGGATGTAACGTTTCTTGGCAGTCCAAATACCTTTGTCGGCAATGGTCTCCCTCTTCATGAACATCTTCTGGTCAAAGGCATTCACGTATTCCGCCAGTTCTTTGTAAGAACTTTCAATATATTTTTCAAGTTCCACCTTACACACCTTATCAAGGAACGAAACGATGCTTTCAGTAGTTTTCTCTCTTCCCTTGAATACGCCATCCACCAACGGACCAAGATTAAGGTAGATAGAATCAGTATCGGCAGCAATAACATAATCTTTATTCTCGGTTTTAAGGACTTTGTTTAGATACTGATTCATCTTAATTTCAATCCAACGAATTGAAAGTTGTCCAGACAAAGTAATTGCCTCGGCATTCTGAAGATTGTAGTACCTAAAGTATTGATTTCCAATGGCACCATAAGCAGAGTTCAATTGAATCTTTCGTGCCATCTGAATGTTATTAAACTTGGAAATATCTTTCTCAAGTTTTTCTGATGGATTTTTTTCATATTCTTGCTTGGCAGCAAGCATTTTCTTTTTATAGATGGTACGGTCATCATAGATACGTTGCATCATCTTAGGTAAGAATCCTGGTTCTTTCGTGGAATACATTGCACCATTGGCACAAACTGTTTTGCCATCAATATCACTCAAATCAATTTCTCGATTAAGAAGTTTATCTACTGTTACCGAAGGATGACGAGTTGGTAACAAAGTCTCAGGGCTAATATTATACTGCATAATCAGGTGAGGGTATAGCGAGTTCAAATCAAAACTAACGACCCAATTATACAGACCTGGAATTGGTTCTTTAACAAAAGCACCTGCATACTTATCATCTTTCTTACTACCTTTCTTTGGAGGAACAACAATGTTATCCTTCTTAAGAAAGTTGAAGATAAGAGTATCCCACATACGAACTTGAGAATACACATCCTCAAAGTTTACCTTTGCGTCATATGCCATTGTGACACCAAGTTCAATCAGTTTCATCTTGTCTTCCAAACGGTCAACAAGTTCTACGTCAAAGATGTTGTACTCAACAAACTTCTGCCAACCATAGGTATAGAAGTCACGGAAAGTATCATACTCACTGTGGTCCAACTTACGTTGATTCAGTTCCACAAAGGCAATATGGTCAAGACGATAAGATTCCTGATTGGTGTAAGTAAACTTCTTATACAAATCGAGATAGTCTAGAACAGAAACTCCAAGAATCTGATAGGCAATATTAGTACGGCCTTGAATTACAATCTCACGTTCTGATACTTTGTTCCAAGGAGAAAGTGATTTAACCCACTTATCACTCAAGATTCTATCTACCCTACGGCAAATATAAGGAATATCGTACAAGTAGCAGTTCCAACCAGTTACGATGTCTGGTGTATTTTTTGCCCAGAATTCGATAAAATCTTTCATCATTGCATTCTCATCATTGAGAAGATGAACCTCAATTCCTGAGGGAGCATCAAACTCCCGAGTTGCCCAAGTATATACTTTCTTTGTATTCAGATTCTTCATTGTGATACAAAGAATTTCCTCTGCAGCACTTTGTACATCAGGGAATCCATTCTCAGATGCAACCTCGATGTCAATCGTATAGATTTCGAGACGCTTGAAATCATAATCAACTTCTAGAGGATGTTGGTCAGAGATATATTGGTAGACAAAACGTTCATAACCACACACATCAAAGTTACGAACGTTCTCATATTTCTGAATGAATTCTCGTGCATCACGAGGTCCAGAAAATTTAATTGGTTTTACATTTTGCCCCTCCAAAGTTTTGAACTTGGATTCTTGTGGGCAAGCAACAAAAAGAGTAGGTGAAAAAGATTCTTTGAAGGAAACACGTTCTCCGTGTTCATAACCTCGGTAAAGAATATTATCACCTACTTGTTCAACGCTTGTATAAAACTTCATCCAATCACTTCAGTATAAAGGTCCAGAACTGCTTGTTCCGGCTCCAGTATAGTGAAAATCGTTTCGCTTGTCAAGAAGAGGTCCCTCTGAGAGGCAAATTTGGGATAGGGTCTGAGAATAGCATATTCGTAAACATACCAATCATTATCGGAAGCACGTTCATCAATTTTTCTGGCAGATGTTTTTAGATGTTTACCCTCTAATGAATATGCACGTTTCTCCAAATTTTCTGGGTCTTCACCGTATTCAGCACATTCTACAATTTCATAACATTCTTCAATTAAAATCGATGGTTCTTCATCAAGTTCAGTTACCTTCCCAATCAGATTCTTCTCCTGGTGTTTCAGCAAAATTAACTTCACTGTCGGTGGAGACATTATCATCTCCTCGGATTCCATCTCCTCCATCTCTTCCATTTCGTCCATCATCAGTTCCTCCATTTATAGCCTCCAATAATTTTGTGTACTGCTCAATAACTTCGTTGTGTGGGTCATAGACACAAATCAATTCATTTGCATCAATGTATAATGTTCTATTCACAGACAGTGGGGCCCATGGATAAAAACTAATTTGTGGACTACTAGTTTTTTTTGGTTGTCCACTATCAGTATTAAACAATGATGCAGTATCTTCAACAATAGAAACATTATATGGGTCTTCAAGTTGAATTGCTGCTACTTGTTTTGTTTCCGAATTGACTACTTCTTTAATTGTAGCGATAACATCTTCACCGCTTCTTAGTCTTGCGATTTTTACGCTCATAATTTTTACTCAAAATAATGTTTACTGATTCTTTGATAAGTTCTTTCATTGCCTTATCTTGATGGATATTTTTTGTGTCTGTAATTTGTTTCGCATATGTAAACAAAACATCCATAACTTCCGTGGGTGCTTCAATCGTCACCAAGTCAGACTCACCTTCATACTGAGGTGGATTCAAATTGTAATAAAACTGCATAGTTTCCTCCATTATACACACAAAAAAGGGAGGGGTCAAGCCCTTCTCCCTTTATTCTGTTTGATTTATTTATCAACTTTCTGTGAGTAGTTGTTTCTCAGTTGACCCAATATTATAAACTGTTCGTTTCTGATGGTCGGGAACAATTCTTTCTAAATCAATTGTTAACAATCCGTCTTCATATTTTACATCTTTCACTTTCACATCTTCAGATAATTGCCATGAACGGGTGAAGCTTCTTTTTGAAACTCCTTTGTGTAGGTAAGTTCGTTCAGAATCTTGTTTCGGAGACTTGGAGGCAACTTTGAGAATGTTCTGTTCTGTAGAGACTTCAATTTCATCTCTTGTAAATCCTGCGAGAGCAACTTCAATAGAGAAATTACTTGAGTCATGTTTGATTAAATTGTAGGGTGGATAGTTGACATTGTTTCCAGACATAGCTTCTAATCTATGAAAAACATCATCCAGACCTACAGCATGTGGTACGTAATCTTTCCAAAAGGTATCTAGGGTATTGGTACTAATCATTTTAGTTCTCCTTAAATAAGCGAGTGTGTTGTAGTGAACCCCGAAGGCATTCGAAAATATTTATTCATAAATATCAATGGGGAGTAATTCCATTTTTTAGGAGGAACCGAACATGAAAAAGGTATTAACCGTAATTGCGGGAACCTTTTTCGTTATGCCCACAGTATTTGCTGGTGAAATCACATCCAAAATTACTGACTCAGTTCAGTTGAATGTGCAAGGTGCTGCAATTCAATCAACAAGAATCGGAGAATCGTATTCTGCCTCTGGTTCAAACATTACTGCAACAACTCTTGGTGGAGTTGGTGTTACTGGTAGTTATGGTGTTAAAACAGATGGTCAAGCATTTAGTTTTTCTGAGACAAGCAATGCAGCAGATGTTGCTGTCACCAGTCAAACGTGGTCTGGTGGAGGAATTTCTTCTCCCAACCTTTATGGGGATTATACTATTCAGTTAGCAGGAGATAAAGGTTCTCTTGCTGGCGCATTGTCCCCTACTGGCATTTCGACAATCACAGCAGGTGGTCCTGGTACAACTGGTACAGCACAACGTAGTGTTGAATTGAGTGTATTCAAATGAGACATATCCTAGCAGGTTTATTCCTGCTAGGGTTTTCTTCGTCAGCCCTAGCAGGTTCTGTTGTTCCAAATTTTACTAGTGGAACCATTACTGCAGAAACTAAAACTCGTACTGAAATTGTTGAGACGATTAAACAAATAGAATATTCTACTGGGACATCTTATACTGTCACAGGTACTAATATTAATATTCCTGGTTCTCCTGGTCCAGGTGTAAATTATAGTATCCAAACTCAAGGTGCTCCGTTCCAGTTCAGTGAGACTTATCTGACACCTGGAGTGGCCAAGGAGACATGGATAGACAGGAAAACTATAGAAGATTCAGTAACAAACTCTATATCAGTCTTTACTCAGTAATACTATATGGAACGTCTGTATTGGCTCAACAGGCTCCTAGTAATACTAACATTGCTGGGCCTAGTGCTAGTGCTACTGGAAACGTTACAAACCAAGCTGTACAAGTCCTACAGGGTCCATACGCCGTTAATACATTCGGTAATGGTGTATCATGCCAGGGACCAACAATGAGTTTGGCACCATTTATTTTGGGCAATACAAATTTCAGTGAAGACCCAGCAAACTTTCAATCTTATAGTGGCAATGCTGGTATTTCGATGGGATTTAATTTCCCTCTTGATGGGTCAATGCAAGAACTATGTAAGGCACGAGTAAGAGTAGAAATTTCTAGGCAACAGGCAGAAGCAGATAAGGCTCGTCTCGATTTTGAATTGGTTAGATTACTCAAATGTGGAGAAGCAATTAAGTCTGGAATTACATATCATCCAACATCACCATACTATAAGATTTGTGCTGATGTAGTTGTTAGGTATCCAACACCTTCAATTACACCCATTGCATCCAAAACTAAATAAAGCATATGAGTAAGAGGCATATTCATATGTACGTACTTCCAGAAACAGACATCAATAAATTGATTGTTGCTTGTAATAAAGTTGCGGCACAATCAAGTGACCAAAATGTAAGAAGAGAATATCAGCATCTCATTAATAGACTGTCAAATTACAAAGAGCAAAACTTTCCTAAATTATGACTGAAGAAAAAGTGAAAGAAATGATTGATGATGCGATTAGACATCACAATATTCAAGCAACAATTATCAGTGCTGTGCTCGGATTTACCGTCATGGCATTTTATGCACATGGAGTAATTACATTGGTTAAATGATTACGGAAGAAGATTATCAACAATTATTAGAAAGAGTATTCCAACAAAAAATGGATGAACTCTTCGAAGAACCATCTACCTATGAGGATGAAGATGAGTAATTTACCTTGGGGTGTTATTACAATTCTGGGAACAGGATTACTTTTCACTCTATACTGCATTTATTATATTTTACGATTAGCATATTTAGAAACAAAAGATGACCAACACCATCATTAGTGCCATAATTATTTTTACAATTTTTATAGTTGGTGTGGATTTAGCATTAACTTACGGATATACAAACTAAAATTGTATCAAACTATACAATCTATGCTGTCTAAATATTCTAACGTTCATCACACATGTGACGGAAGTAGGGATACCGAAGGAACGCACCAATACCCACAAAGTAAAGGAGCAATCTAATGGCACTTATTTTAATCAGAGAAAAAATTCTTAAGGAAAGACGCATCCAAGCAGCACAGCTTGCGATGGCAATGCGTTAATTAATCTTCCTTTCCTGGTCCTTCTTATACTGAAGGACCTTTTCTTTTTTATATTCTTTTTTGAGAAGTTTAGCAACCTTCTTCATCTGTTGTTCTTTCTCAAAAGCAAAATATAATTGCAATTCATAGTCAGTCAAATCTTTGTTCAATAGTTTCTTAGCACGAACAATGAGTTGATTGGCAATAGGTTTAAAAAATTTCAACAAAAATTCAACAGCCGATTTACCTAAAATAGCAGCCGCAGTTGCAGCAACAGCAGTAGTTCCTGCTAATGCAACTTCTTTATTTGTAGGAATTGGAACAGAACCTAGAAAAGGAACCTGCATCTCTGCAGAAATTGGTTTCTCTGCTTGGGTGGTCGGTTGAACGGTCTCAGATGCCTCCTTAGAGGGTGCTAGGAGGACCTTCTCGATGGCAGGCAGCACTGGAGGGGCATCAGGTAACCCTCGGGTTTTCTCTGCCTTCTCCTCCTGCTCCTTCTGCTTCTGTGCTTGCACGGATGCATCAAATTCTTCCTGTGTCGGAACATCGATTACAGGATAATTTAATGTTGGATTTGGAATGTTAACAATGGGTAAATCCAGACTGTTAACAATCGGAACCTTTGTTTCAGGGGACTGGATTACTGGTGGTTGTAGGTCCCTCAGCACTGGTTGTTGTATCTGCTGCAGGGGTCTTACGGGGTCTACCTGGCCCTGGACCTGTCGAATTGGTGGAATTTCCCGTGGCATTTTTTACCTCTTCCTCATCATCCTTCTTACGCATAGTATCTACACCGAAGGTTGCAAGAGTACCAGTGAAGATACTTGCAATAAATGTTGGGTCCATCTTAGGAAGAACACCCATGTAACTGAATGTCATCAATCCTGCAGACCATCCGAGAATTATAAATCGTACCAAAGTGTTTACTGGCATTTCACGTTTCTTATTCTTATTTGCTTGAGGTGCCATACTAGAATAGAGGAGTGTGACCTCCTCTATTTATCATTGAGCAGTTTTTTTCTTACCGATATTATACTTACTTTCTAAAGTCCATTCTCCTTTATCTTTGTAAGCAATAACTTTGATTTGATTTAGAGGAGCTGCATCTGTAATCGTATCAGCATTTACCAAAGTCACCAATCCCCAATCAGATAATAATTGAATGATACGATTTCTACGTTGAACATCATTCAATGTAAAATTAGTTTCTTTCCTATCCAGGGCAAATAGTTCCTTAAAGTGAACAATATAATACTTGCCTTTCTTATGGAGAATGTGGCAAGATTGATATAACTTCTTTTCCTTGCGAGAAGCAACACCAATTCTAGTTAAAGTTTCACGGACTTTGAGGAAATCATCGGGCTCTTTAAGAGTTACCTCAATCATATCATCTTCAGACCAAGTAACTTCAGTATCAATAGAAGTCATTTTTTTCCTCCAGTATTCAGCTTAGACTTAATGTAATTAATTTGTTCTCTGGTTAGTAGTCCAAGAGCAGTCTTAGCTTTTTCATTACTATAACCATAGTATTGCTTAACCAACTCAAGGTCTTTAAGGGATTCTTTTTTTAACCAAGGTGAGAAACGTTTTCTCTTCCTCAGACTATTTATAAAAAAGTCATATTGCATCCTATTGTCTAGGTGCGAATTTAGATTCATTTCGTTTGCATACAAAATGGTATCAGTAAATCCTGAGAAGCAACGATTAATAATATATGCTGGATATTCCTTTGCACTATCTGGATTATTATCAATAATATGTTCTTTGGTGAAGTTAATACTGTTCAACCAATCTTTCAATTCTGTCATCGAATAATCTCCAAATCAATTCCATCTTTCCAAATTTCTAACTCATTTCTTAGAGTTCCAGCAGCAACTAACTTCTCATATCGTTTCGTTGCTTTCTTCTTCCACCATTCAATTACTTGTTCTGGTTCATAACCAAACTCTGACATGTAGTAACGCTTTTTCTCGGTGAGAGATTTTGCATGATTAATACACTGTTTGAATTCTTGTAGTTTCAAGGTATCGCAAAGTGAGTTTATGATGATTGAAATCATCTTGGTTTGAATCTTCAACTTCTTAGATGATTTGTCTGCAGAGATAAGACGTTCTCCACCATTACGTTCGTTGAACCACCAAAAGAAATCACGAAACTCATCATCATGAAACAGGGGAAGAAAGTTGCTCTCAGTATCTCCAATGTGACGCATAAATGGTTTTAACCCGTCATACATCGATACTCCCTTTGTTGTACCATAAAGAGAAGTTGTTTCGAAGTAATGAAGGTCAGTTCCATATTTTGCATCAAACTGCCTCTTAAGTTCATTGGATGATGCAAGTAAAGCAAGTAACTTACCGCCGAGATAGTTGTAACCAAATGGTTGTGTTGGAACAATATTAAATCCCATCACAAACTCCTTGTTGATTACACTCAGAGGAAGAACTTCACCAAAGTAATTGTTACGTGGTTTAGAATTAATAGTTGGAGAACCAAAACGAACAACACCAATAATCTTGTTAGTATTTTCTTCTACAACAATCCACTTCAAAGTTCTACCAGGAATTGCTTCCTCAATAGCATTTGAAGCAGTTTTGTTCAATACCTCAGAATAAAGATATTGATTGTATTTACTCTTTGGTTTAGATGAAGTATCAACTTCATGAATACCAAATTTCATATCTTGTGGATGAATATCAAAATTTGAAAATATCTCATCCTCAGGACCAAAGAGTGTACCAGATTCATTTGCAATACGACTCTTCTTTACAAACCTCATGTAATCGTCAATACGTTGAAATTGAGAGTAGTAATTAATAAATTTATCTGCTGCATAAATGGCATCTTCAGGGGTTAGTTTCATACTTGTTTAATAATATATTTGCCATTGGGAATCCATACAATCCAGAATTAATATTTCCAACTGGTAGAGCATTAAAACTCATAGTATATCTAGGTTTTTTTCCTGTATGTGGCCTAGAACAATGTGGTAACCAACTTGGAAAAAGAATTAAACTTCCAGGTTCAGGATGAATCTCTCGCTCAATCTCTTTGTTATTCTTCCAACAAACTTCAATTTGTTCCCCACCCTTACTGTAGATTGGGTCAAAAAATACTGTTGGAGAACCGTCAGTAACATAATAAACTGCACTTACATAAGAAAGATTGTGAGTATGAGTATGATGAGCAGCATTATCTCCAGGACGAGATTCATTTGCCCAGCATACTGCAATGTCTAGTTTATCACAATCTAGTTGATAATGTCCATGGTATTCGAAAAGACATTTATGAAAAAAATCCATAATGGATTTAAATTCTTGTTTTAAATGCAAATTTCCATCGGTTGTTCGAATTTTCATTTCTTCCCAATTACCATACCTTTGCGAGGGTTTTTGATTCTGAATTGCAGAAATTAAACTCTCTGTTTCTGGATTTGGATTATCAAATTTGTGAATTGTAACTGGAAATAGATTTAAAAATTTCATCACATAATAAGTTTTTTAGATGGAGTCACAATAGTACTGTACATACTTTCATATTGTTGCATAATTGCATCATCAACTTCTGCAATATAAACAATAAACCGTCTAGCAATTTCAATTTCTTTATTTGTTTTACTAACCAACGGTGACCAAGGTGCAAAGGCCAGTCTACCTTCTCCAGTAGGAATACCAACAATTCCATTCTGAACTACCAAAATATCTCGTTCAGTTTCATTCAGAATTTCAGCAATAACATCCTCACCAGAGGACATACGAATAAGTTTTACGTTCATTTAAATTGACACTCCATCATAATTTCAGTTAAACAAGCAAGAAGATTAATTTCTTGGTCAGCAACAAATGCAACTTGATATTGATATTTTGCTAGAATCAATACTGCTGCAGGAATAGTTGATGGTACAAGAGCCTCATAAAGGCAATCATAAATCTTCCTAAGAATAATAGTTGGGTCATTATCAAGATTGGAAACAACCCATTTACGAACATTGGTAAACTCCTTAGAGGAAAGGAATGTCGTAAGTTCATTCATTTTAATATCTGATACCTGAGCAAGAACTCCAGTATCAATAGTACCTCCAGCAGAATAACGCTGGAGTTCATTCAAAGTACGACGCCAATCAGGGAAATACTTATGAATTACTTCAGCAACTACCCTCTCATCGTATTCAATGTTTTCTCCAACCAAGATTTCCCGTACTCGCTTAAAGAACTCCGCCGCGATTGTCGGTTTCTCTTTTCCTGGGATTGAGAACTCAACACAGGCACATCTGGAGTGAAGGGGTTCAATGATTTTGTTTTTGAAGTTTGCTGTGAAGATAAACCTACAGTTGCTATAAAACGCCTCAATATTAGCCCGTAGAAGGAGTTGTACGTCGTGGGTTGTGTTATCTGCCTCATCAATGATGATGACTTTGTGTTTACCAGTTGCTTGAAGTGAGACGGTCGAAGCAAAGTTCTTTGCTTGGTTCCGTACCGTGTCCAGAAATCTTCCTTCGTCAGACCCGTTAATGACATAATAATCTGCTCCTATCTCTTCACAAATTGCTTTTGCTACAGTCGTCTTTCCAATTCCTGGGGGACCAGAAAGAAGTAGATTAGGAATCTCTCCTTTCTCCACAAACTCCTTTAGAGTTTGTTTAATACTTAGTGGAAGGATACAATCGTCAATCTTACGAGGACGATACTTCTCAACCCAAAGAAAATGTTCTTTCATAATCAATCCTCCACAATTAATTTATCACTTACTGGTATCTGGTTCCAGTGCAATCCAATATTTAATTGAACCATTATTATTACGACTTCCCTCAAACAAGGCAACTTTACCACCAGCAATAGTTACCGTATAAGTATCTGGAAGCAATCTCAGATTTTCCATCTTGAAGCAGAAACAACATTCCTCTTCAGTTTCACCGAGTTCAACAGAGAAAGCATTTGAAGTTTCATTCTTCTTATCTGTAACACACATGCTCAGTACGCCATCATGGCCGTAAAGGCAAAGGTCAGGAACTGCATATACATTAGCAGCAGTTTTCAATCGACTAAGAACATCCATGTTAAGAGTAAACTGAACATTGGACGGTTGTGGAAGTTGAATATCTTGGTCTGGTGGAGTTACAATCATGTCTGGGTCAGAGTAATAAATTGTACTCTTAGACTTTGTTTTGGTGTCCTTAACAACCAAACAATTCTCCTTAGAAAAATCTAGAACGGGGTCGGAAGTAAGACCAAGACTACCAATCAAAACAGACAAATCATAAATTGATGCTTGCTTGGGAAACTCCTCGGGAACAACACAACGAGACATGATGTTCTTGTTTACTGAAAGTGTTGAAATAATATTTCCAGGTTTGATTACAATCGATTTGTTGATAGTAATAAAATTCTTAAGGAGGTCTTGAGTGGACCTACTAATACTAATTTGACTCATAATTATTTAAACTCAGAAAGACCATTTTCAGTACGGGTATAATGCCCGTCAAAGTGAAGCAGTAGCATAGCATAGTGAATGACTTTAAGCAAGTCACGTTTGTTACGACCATCCTTCTCACCGTAACGAGAACCATATTTAAGGATGTTTGCTTGACAGAATGAACCAGCAAGTTTCTTTGCTGCCATCAAATCAATGGTTTGGATATCCTCATATCCAGTTTGGTCACCACAGTAGTGACCGTGATATGTACTCACCACATAGTCTTCAATATCTTTGAGAATTTGCTTCTCATTATACTTCCAAAACATAATTAAATTTGCTCCAGTAAATAGGGAGGAATAACCTCTTTAGTATATCAGAAAGGTTGTTGGTTGTCAACAACCTCAGAGGTTACGGTTTCATCAACTTTAGAATACAATTCCAAAAATGATTGTTTGGTTTCGGCATCAAAACGATTTACACACACCTCGATTGCTTTATCACGCTTACCAAAGATGTTAAATGCTTTGGCAATATGAACCAAACGTCGTGTGGAAATCACTTCATCAACACCACCATCGTAAAAAGTTTTACGAATAACTTGAGCCCACTTAACAAGTTTTTCAGCAAAATCATCATCTTTACCATCAAGTGCTTTGGAAATGATTTTAACTTCTGTCTTTTCAGAGGGGTATTCTTGCTCAAAAGTAATTGGGAAACGCTCAAGGAATGCTTCATTCAGAACGTTAGTACCGATAAACCTACCATCATCAGAACCTTTACCCTTGGTGTTAGCAGTAGCAAATACGTTGAATCCTGCAGTAGGTACAACATATTCACCAGTCTTTTTCAGGTAAACACCTTTACCTTCAAGTACCGATTGAAGACAAAGAATTTTATTTGATGCTAGGTCAATCTCATCAAGCAGAAGAATAGCACCTCGTCGCAGTGCCTCAATCACAGGACCATTGTGCCACACGGTCTCACCATTGACAAGACGGAAACCACCAATCAAATCATCTTCATCAGTTTCGATGGTGATGTTAACACGAATCAACTCACGCTTCAGTTGAGCACAAGCTTGTTCAACACCGAAAGTTTTACCGTTACCAGATAGACCAGTAACAAATACAGGATAAAACTGTTTAGATTGAATGATTTTTTTGATGTCAGAAAAATTTCCAAAGGAAACAAAAGAATCATCTTTAGTGGGAATATAGGACACAGGAGTATTTACGGCAGGTTCAGCAGCAGGAGAATTATAAGTTTGTTCCAATTCTTTAACCGTAAGATTCCAACGACCCCGACCAACTTTATATTGTTCAAGTTTTTTAGTTAGAGTTTGATATGAGATTCCAACTTCTGCAGAATATGTTTGAAGATTTGCAGAAGTAATTTCAGTGCCAAAACGACTAGTCAGTTCAGAAAGTTGCATTTGTTTTGCCATGAGTGCTGGTGGAGTGGTCTGTTGCTTACCTTGTTATTATAGGGTATCAACCCCAAGGGGTCAAGCGATTTGACCCACAAATTTCGATAAGATTACCTTATTGAGCATCTTTCCATTCATATGTTTTCCAAATGATTTTGAAAGTTGTCCAGTTGTAGTACCTTGAATATCAGCAGCAGATTCTTCCTGTTCTGGATTCCACCAAGTATAACTATTGGAAGAAATTCCAAGTACATAGAGTTCATCAAATCCTTTGTTTTTAATCACATAGGATTTTGTTTTACTCCATTCTTTATCAAATTGCACGTACTCTTTTACATCAATCATTTCTTTTGCCGATGATTTTCCACATAGACGGAATCCAAGAATATTATAATCAACAATATTTTGAATGAACTCAATAAATTCAGTAGTTACAGTATCACTGTAGAAATCTAAAACTTTGGAGTAACGTGATTTGGGGTCACGTAGTACATAATTTTTATTGTTATACATTGGCCAATGAGTTACTGTACCAAGTCCTTTAGAATAATGGCAACAACTTGGTTGTGCTGCTTCACCATCAGTAAGATAAACAACATTTACCTTTTCAATTTTTTCATTTTTTTGAAAATGTTCCACAACTTGAGGAGTAGAAAGAATAGTTTCTACCAATGGAGTTCCACAAAGATGATAACGACTATCATAAATTCCATCATTAAGGAAGTAGTATGATTGACACCACAAATTACGCATTTGTTTATCGAGAATTTGTGTACTCATTTTAGATGACAAAAGTTCTAGCAAACGAAAATCTTGTTCTGTCCAAATATGTTTCTCATCATTTTTTGCTGGACAACCAGGGAAAAGGTCAGTATTCCAACTATTGTCACTAAATGCATAAACACGAAAAGGAATAGAAACTTTTTTGCAGAACCACACAAGGTCAAAGAGTTGCTTCATTGTTTTGTGCATAACATTCGACATTGAACCAGACCAATCCAAGAAAAATACCAGTCCGTGATTTTTTCCGTCTGGGATAGTAGTAACTTTTTTAAAAAGGTCTTCACTCCATTTGTAGGTATGGAGTTTTTGAGTATTCAAGATACCAGTTTTTGAAGTATTAGACCGACGATAATTATTTGCTGCTTTCTTACATTCAAATTCTTTTACCAAGTAATTAACAGTTTTAATACTTTCCTTTTTGTACTTCGCAAACATTTTGAGAACTTCCTCATTCCTACCAGGACGTTGATTACTGACTTCAGAATAATGTTCATTCAAGTGATTGTAAATCTTAGAATAACTTACAATCGTATCTTGCAAATTAAAATTAGGAACATCCATATAAAAATACTCTTTAGCATTTTCATCCACAAGTAATTCTTGATTTTTATTCCAAGCATTTTCGGTGATGGATTCCATTTCATCAACACCTCCAGTATCACTACTAGTTTCTACACCAGTAGAACCTTCAAATGTTGCAGAACCCTGTTGCTTCTCTTCATTGGTATCAGACACTTCACTCTGCCCCTCACCCTGCTCTTGGGTAGAGTCACTCTCTTCTTGAGTAGTATCACCCCCACCTTGAGTTGGTTGTTGTTCTTCTACTTTTTCTTGTTGCTTTTCTTTGGAAAGTTCATAAAGAGCAATGGCCGCATCAACTGCATCATCAAAAGTTTCTGCATTAGCAATCTGATTAACCACTGCCATTTCATCCCTGTTGATAGGGACTACACAACCAACTCCACCAATTTTAAAGTGAAGATTTACACGGTCAATCAGTGACAGTTTACCAAGGTCTTTTTCCTTAACTTCGAAGAAGTCACTATCATATAGTTCAGTATATCCCTTAAAGAAAGAACGAGTCAATCCAGGATAACGACGTTTCATCAATTTCTCAACACGAGCATCTTCAACTACATTGAGAAAATCTTTCGGAATATCAATTCCACCATATTCAGTTGGTGTATAGAGAGCATGACCAACCTCATGACCCACCAGAAGGTCGTATACGGTCCCAGAAACGTTCTTCCAGATTGGCAGGCAAAGTACACGACGGTCAACCTCAAAGTATGCTGTAGGCACGTTACGGTGCTCCACATGAAGATTCTCGGTTGCCAGCAGTTTGGCAAGAGTTCCTTTGACTTCCTGGTTGACTGTCATTGACCTCGTTTCGTATGTACCTAATATAGGGCATGACAAAGCAGAGGTCAAGGGGTTGACCGATAAGCATTGCTTATGAATGGAGAATAGCGGACTCGAACCGCTGACATCCTGCTTGCAAAGCAGGCGCTCTACCAACTGAGCTAATCCCCCGCAGATTGTTCAACAATCTTGCTGAAGTCCGAAATTTTATCGAACTTGATATTATGTATGAACCTATCTGTAAGAATTTCACCCTTATGGGAGATTACGAACGTATTCGTAGAACTATCAAGGTTCTTAAGAATTTTGAGCAATTCTTCAGTTCCAGAGGCATCCAAGGAACTGTCAAACACTTCATCTAGAATTAAAAGATTGGTGCTAACACTACTTTTCATTCTAGCAATCTCCCTCCAAGTGAAGAGAAGAGCCAAATCAATCTTTTGTTTTTCTCCCTCTGAGAATGAAGCATAGGAAAACTCATCTCTATAACGGGACTTAATGACCTCATCAAACTCTTCATCAAGAGTAAAGTTAACATAGAAATCCATGCTTGTCAAGTACTTGTTAATAAGCTTGTTGATGACAGGGATGTACTTCTTAATTACTCTTGCTTTGATGCCACTATCTTTCAAAAGATTAGCAACAATTTCATACTCATCTTTTTTCTTAGAAACATTTCCACACTTCTCTTCAATTTCAGTAAGTTCAGAAAGATAAACATCTAGTTGTCCTTGAAGTCTAGCAATATCAGGTGATTCGCAAAGACGAGTAACTTCAGAAACAAGAGTCATTGAATACTCCTCTTTCATCCTAACTTGCTGTTGCAAGGATTTAATTTCGGAATAATTTAATTGCAGTTGTTCTTGTCTTAAACGAAGTGTTTCATATTTTTCATTCGCTTTTGTAAGTTGAGATTCCAGTTTCTCCAATCCAATTGTAAACTCTAAGCTCTTACCTTGAAGGTCAGTTACTTTATCTTGTTTAAATATCTTTTCAATTTCTTGAGTGCAGACTGGACAATTATCATTACCAGAAAAGAATTGAAGTTCTTTATCTACTGCTTTTTTGTTATGTAAGATTTTATGACGAAGAGAATCTAATTTAGTAACCTGAGTTTTTGTAGATTCACTAGTATCAATTTCAATTTGCAAATCTAAATTTGCAGTTTCAAATATAGTAATTTGTTTTTTGAGGGCAAAAATTTCCTCTTCTGTTACATCCAACTGCTGTTGTTTAATTGCAATTTCACCATCATTCGACATTTGCGAATTCCGAATATGCTCCTTTTGCATATTAACTTTTGATTCTGCAGATTTTAATTCATATCCACATTCCTTTTGTTGTTCCAAAACTTGACGAATTCTATCCTTAAGAAGAACATTCATCGTAGAGAAAATTTGAATATCAAGAATATCTTCAATAACTTCCCTACGATATGCAGGAGTTAACTGCATGAAAGGAACAAATGTGGAGGAACCAAGAATAACAACCTGAGTAAAACTCTTGAAGTTCATCTTCAGAACATTTTGCTCTAACCACTTTTGCTGGTCAGTATTTGCAGCAACTTGGTCTACCAAAACATCGTTTCGATAAATTTCAAATTTATTTGGTTTGATACCACGAACAACATCCCAAACAACCCCACCAATGGTAAATTCAATTTGAACAACACAATCCTTCTCGTTAATTGAATTGACGAGTTGTGGTTTGTTAATTTTACGAAATGGTTTATTGAATAAGGCAAAGCAAATTGCATCAAGCAAAGTTGATTTGCCTGCACCATTAGTACCCTGGATTAATGTCGATGGTTTGGTATCCAATTCAATTTCAGTGAATTGATTTCCAGTAGAGAGGAAATTTTTCCACTTAATAGTATTAAAAGTAATCATGATGGGGGAATTACAATATCGTCAATTTCAATAAAGCAGTAGTTATAACCAAAACTTTCACAACTTTGAATTACAACATCATGGTCGCATTCTGTAACTTCTAGAGATTCGTCAAAATTATCAGCTTGCAATAAACCATGATATCGAATTGCATCATCTTCATCTTCAAAAATTTGGACCGTTCTCAATCCGTCTTTATTACGGACAGCATAAACTCCACCATGGTTTTTTGAGACTAGGATATACATTAGACCTCACATGCTTCTAAGTACAGTGTTTTAACAACATTTTTAATTGAGTCTTTACTCACAGAATATTCTATCTCATCTATATATTTCTCAAGAAGAGTTAGAGTATCTTCGGTTTCTACGTCATCATCCACACCCTCAAATTCAACTGAAAGGTCCTCAATAATTTTGAGTTCTGATACTCCTGCATCATACATCCTTTTAACCATTCTGTCAAACTGAGTATGAGATTCTTTATGTTCAACAATCAGTTTGACATACTTTCCAGAGAGTTCAGATAAATCCCTTTCTTCACTATAATCATTTTGAATGTCATTATAGAATTCTTTATGAAACATCGTATATGGATTACGATAGAATTTTAAATCCAATGTTTCAGTATCTAGAATATGAAATCCACGCTTTGACTGATAATCATTCCAATACAACTCGTATGGATTTCCAAGATAATGTACGTTACCTTTATTCGACTTAGAATGAAAATGTCCCGATAGAACTTTCTCAAACTTTTTAAATGGTTCCATTGATATTCCATGTTCCATTACATGTCCAGGGTGAGCCTCAAAGCCGTTAAACTCAAGATGGCCCATGCAGATAGGAGACACAGATTTCTCCAGAAGTTCATCAGTTCTGAGTCTATTCTCATCACATATCCAAGGGATGCCAAGTACAGACAAATCACCAACATTGAATTCAGTAGGGCCATCAACAATCGAAATGTTTGTATACTCTCCCAAGAGGAGAGATGGGGCATTAACTCGTAAAGTGTTTTTATAGTAGATGTCATGATTGCCAACTAACATAGTCATTTTCACACCCATATCTGCCAGTGGTTGAAACCACATTTCTTTTGCAGCATCTAGAGAATTGAAATTGATAGATTTTCTCCTATCAAATGTATCACCTAGACAAATGACGTTTTTTATTTTTGATTTTTGTATAAATGGAATAACAACATTATTATAAAACTTTTGATAGTAACTTACATAAATTTGAGAATCATTTCTAACACCAAAGTGTTGGTCAGTAATCAAAAGTACTTTCATATCAATACCTCGAACCATACAAAATAGTAGATTTAATTTGATTGTATGAATTATTATCATCCGAACCATCAGATGTAAATACTTCTTCAAATCCAGATTTTTCTATCAGTTTATCTTTGATATCCATTTGACGTTTTTCTTTAGCAATACGTCTTAGGAAAGCAAAGTAAACAATTTGAGTGAAATATGCAAATGGATTACTTGATTTTGCTGGGTCAAAGTTATCCACATATTGGATACAATTTTCTATTCCATCACAAATCATGTCATCCTTGTACATGTAATTGATGAAATTTGGTCTGTATGATAGGTGAGTTGCAATCTTGAGGAAGCATCCGCCAATATAATTATTGACTCTAGGCTTGGGTGAACCATTTTCCTTGGCGATTGCAACACTTTTTTTATATTCCATAAGAGCAATTAAAAACTCTTTATTGTCTAGATAGTGTTGCTTTTTCTTTTCGGCCATTACGGTTTCTTTAGTTTGGTTAAGTATACATCAAATTAAAAAATCTGTCAAGCTTTGCGAAATACAACAAGGCTTGACAGATGTTCGAAATCTGTCTATAATAACTCTGTCAGGGTTCAAGATTAATATTAGCTTTCTTTAAATATCTTTTCTAATAATTTCCTTGCTTCTGACACTTTACTCAGTAGTCCCATATCTGAATCTAATTCAACTTCTTTTTCTTCATCCTTAACATCTTTGTCTGGGGATGATTTTTTTAGAAACATTTCATACATGACAATCATTTCCTGGGATAGTCCAGCAACAGTAATAATATCTTTTTCGTTTACAATAAAGAAGTCTTCTTCAGAGAATTGAATCCACTTATTCATGCCAACTCCTTTGACGGAGTTCTTTCCAAGATTTTTAGTTACGATTTCAATTTCTACTGGGTCTGAAATAAACAGTTGAGTCTTTCCTTCGTCTTCGACAGCAAAACCTTTTCCAACGATTTGTTCGCCAGAAACTAATTTTACTAAAAAATAATATTCTTCGTCATGTCTAATGTAGTTAATCATAGGAATCTTTAAGTTTAACTTCTATAATTTCATAATCAAATTTTTCTTCATTGTAAATTTTAACTCTTTCAACTAAATGATTCAATGTGAAGTTTTTCAGATTGTTGTTTGATATATCATCAGCAATGTCATATAGAGTTGCTTGATTTTTATTTTCTCCTTTTCTCAGAACTCTTCCAATTGATTGGAGGTTCCTTACTCTTGATTTAGAGGGTGAAGCAAAGATGACATTATGTAGATTTCGAATGTTGATACCAGTAGAAAAAGTTCCGTAAGAAGCAATAATGATTGCATCGGATTCTTGTTCGCAGATTTGTCTAGCTGATTCCCTCTCCTCTGTATCAACACCACCATGAATGAAGAAAATTTTTCTGGTGTCTCCTACCTTATTATTTATGAGGTCATATAAAACCTCTCCGTGCTTTTCGACATAAGAGAAGAGTACTAGGGTATTTCCACTCATATCTCGACACAAGTTACGAATTAATTTATTCCTTCCAGGATGTGAGATAATGTAATCTATCTCTTCCTGATATGAATTAAACTTAGTAAATTTGTGTTTGAGTAAAAGAACTTTAATTTTTAACTTACTCAAATGACCTTCTTTCATGAGGTCATTAGTTTTAGTAACCTGATTGCACTTACCGAAGATACCTTCCAGAACTAACTTGTTTGTGTGACTTCCATCAAGAGTTCCTGTGAAACCAATACGATACTTACAATCATGTAACTTAGTCATGATACCAGTGAGAGACTTTGCTTTTGCTAAGTGAGCCTCATCAACGATGACAGTATCAAAACCATTGAACCACTTTTTATCTTCTTTGTAGATGGACTGCCAAGTAGTAATAACCACATCTGAATCGATGCCATACTTTTCTCTACCCGCATAGATTTTGTGGCAGTGTGCAGAAGCATTCCAACCGTAATCTTCAAAGTCCTTGTACATCTGTTCAACCAGTGATGTAGTAGGAACAACGAGGAGAATTTTCCTACCTGCATTCACATGGTATCTAAGAATAGAGTAAATCATCAAAGATTTACCTGATGCTGTTGGTGACAACAACAATCTGCGGTTATACTTCAGTGCTTCATAAATTGCTCTATATTGATAATCTCTTACCTTATGTGGAACATTTAAAGATTTTACAAAAGATACAATAGCCTCTGGTGACACCAATTCATTAATTTCATGTGGGTGTCCATAAAATTTACAACTTTGGTGCTCATAGGTATATCCTCTTTCATTACACCATTCTTCCAAATATTCAATCAGACCAGCATATAGTTCTCCTGTACCTGGAGAGTATAATCTAATTTTTCCATCCCACACTTTATTGCGAAATTGAGGCATGAACTTAGCATTAGGTACTTCGAATGTAAAGTATTCCGCCAATTCAACATTAATATGTGGTTCTGCTTCAACCTTGAGATAAACTTCGTTCTTCTTACGAATCTTTAAATCCATTAAAAATTACACTCCCGATTTGAATCTTTCCCACTCGATTGCATTCTTGATTTGGTAGGAACGATTACTTACCATCTTTAAAATACTATCAAGGTAGGTGAGTATCTGTTCTATGTAGTCTATTTTGTACTGTGCCTTTTGAATATCCTCATCGGCATCCAAAAACATTTCAACCTCATCCTTAGTGGTAAGTTTGAGGTCAAATGGAATATCTTTGTAGATTTCTTTTGGTGCTTTACCCTTATAGTATTTCCACTTATCTCTAATTAATGTCTTGAGTTTATACTCATTTTCTTTCTTCATTAGATTGAAAGTGTTATACAATTCAAAATATTTCATGTGAAGATTTGGAATACGAAGAGACTCTTCGCAGAGAAGGTCTTGGTCCATTTCAGAATCCTTCTTCCACATCTCTTGGATTTGTTCGATGTTCATAATATACCTCAGTTAATCACATTATATCATGGGTTCCAAGAACTTACTTCAATTCGTTCTCCTTTGGAATTTCTAATTTCGTAAATTGTATAAGCAAATATAGCCGTGGCAGTTAGAAAATTGTTGTCTGATTCTGTAACATCAAAATCTAAAGTTGATAAAGATGTTGGAATTAAGTCTTGAAAAACAATTTCAAAATTAAAATTAAAATTATTATTCAAAATTTGAAGAGTGCCATCACTAAATAAATTTCTTGTATTTGAAGATTGTGGTCCTAACTTAACTGCATCTTCAAAAGTTCTTCTTTCTAGGTATCCGTCTGGGACACCCAATGCTCTCATCCAATTGTGTAATTCTAAGTAATTTTGCAAATCCTCATCTACTAGAAATTTGATAGCAAATGAACCATATCTTAAATTTCCTTCAATTGGAAATGGAATGAATGGCGTTGCAATTTCTGGTGTTCCTAGAGTTAGTTCTGGAATATTTGCAGTTTGACAAAGGAACGATGCCTTAGGTGACTTTTCTAAAAAGAATTTGAAACCTATTGGCGACAAATAATTATTATTTTTTAATTGTTGTTCGTACCAATTGGCGGTCATGTCAACTTCCCAAGCTATTACTATTTATTGGCATAAAAAAAGGACCCCGAAGGGTCCTTGAAAATGTGAGAGAGACTCACATGAGGTTTGCAACCTTAACACGTCTGTAGTAGACGTTAGCGTTAGAGGTAAGAGCACCAAGACCAGCGGTAGAACCTTCAGCGAATGGGTTTGCAACCATTCCGTAACGAGTCTTGAAGCCGATTTTTGGTTGGAAGGTATCTTGTCCAACTGCACGAACCATCTGGAGAGGAACGTATGGGCAGTAGAAGAGACCAGCATCATAAGGGGAAGAACCCTTATAACCCATTACATAGAAGTGGTTGTCAGCAACGTTAGCCGAATATGGGTCAACATAGACCTTAATACGACCGTTGAGAGTACCAACTAGGGTTGAAGAAGTATCATCAACACCAGTAAGACCGTTGTTACCAGCAAGACCAGGGGTGTAGTCAAGAACACCAGCCATGCCGAGAGCACTTGCAACGTCTGCAGAGCAGATGATGAAGTTACCCTTGCCACGACGAGTCTGTTGACCGATAGCGTTAGCATCACGCTCAATCTGGAATAGAAGTCCTTTGAACTTCTCAACTGACCAACGACCGTTGGAGTCAACGTCAAGGTCAAAAGTACCAGTGGTCGCAACGTTGTTCTGAGCACCAGGCTTAGCAATCTTGTAGATTGTACGAACAACTTCACGGTTGATTTCAGCAAGAACCTCTGTTGAGAGGATGTTTGCTAGTTCGGTCTCAGCATCAAGACCATGGATAGCCTTGAGGTCTTGTGCGAGTTCTAGTGAGTACTCAGCCTTGAGTGCGCGTGACTTTGCAGTAACGGTAACTTTCTCGATTGAGAATCCCATTTCAGCAAACTGACCACCTGAAGAAGTACCGAGGTCTTCAGACTGTGAGGTTGTCATGCCCTGACCACCAATGGTGTAGGTGCCACCATCATTTAGAAGTGATGGGTTTGTACCAGTCTGAGTGTTTGAAGCGAGGCTATTAGCAGCGTTCTCAGATGAATACTCCGAATTTGGTTCGTTATAGAATGCTTCACGACCTGACCAATCGCCAGAGTTAGAAGTACGAGTAGCAAAGGTTGAACGCATTGCGAAGATAAGTCCAGTAGGACCTGTCATTGGTTGTACGCCGCAAACGTCATAAGCAATAAGCTTAGGCATTGAACGACGGATGAGGCTGATTAGAACTGGGTCGAAACCAGCAACTGGACCGCCTGCATCGCCTGCAGTAGCGTAACCGCCAGTACCAACTGAGTTAGTAGGTGCGGTTTCTGTAAGCATACGCTCTTGGCGTAAGAATGATTCTTGGTTTTCTAGCAGAACTGAAGTGACAGCCTTCTTGTAGGAATCCTTGATTGGCTCAAGGTCATTATGTTCAAGAATGGGTGCCCACTTATTCTGCAATTGTTCTGACATGAACATTGCTTTTCTCCTTAAAGTGAGTTTGTTTTTTTTGTGTTTATAACAAATGCTTAATTATTTAGTAAATCAAGCTTGTCTAGTGGACCAACGGGAAATAGCCTGAGAATATAGAGACATTGCATCTCCAGATACAGGTTGTTCTACAGGAGCATCTTCTACAGCAGGCGCAGCTGCTCTAGTGAAATATGACTCCTTGAGAGTTTCAATTTTCTCACGAAAATCTGACTCATTAATGAACTCAACACCTTCAGATAGACCCTGGAGTTTATCCTTTTGTGTTTCAGCAAGTCCAACAGAAACTTCGCTCACAATCCCATTCTTAATATAATTACCGAGTTTCTTATGCATTTCAACGTTAAGGTCGATTTGCTCATTGAGCTTCGATTCCATAACGTCTAGTTGTTCGGTCATCTCAGCGACGACATCGAACTCCTCTTCAGGAACGTCAAGATGATTTTCCTGGAAGAGATTTTTGAGTCCAAGCATGATGTTCTCAGCAATCTCGGTCTTAATACCGCTATCGATTGCGAGAGCATTCTCAGCAACCCACTTCTCTGCAACAAAAGTGAGGTACGAGTCAATTTGCTCGGACATTTCTGTTTTGAATTCAGTAACTGCTTCTTCGAATGCTGCTTCATATGCCTCATTGAGGTTAGCAACTTCTTCGTTGATTTTTGCATTTACTGCTGCTTCAAAGATTAGCTTTGCTTTGTCTCTGAATTCTTCTGTAAGGTCTGAACCAGATACAAGAGCATCAAGGTCCTCATCGAAGGAATACTGAATAGTTTCTTCGGTTTCTTCTTCGATGACTTCGCCATCTTCTTGAGTCTCCTCGAAAGTTGGGCTCTTCTTGAGTGAATCTTGCTTATCGCCAGAAGCACCTGAAGGTTTTGTAGAAGGTGCTGCAGCCTTCTTAACTTTCGCTGCAACTTTCTTACCGATTGACTCGGTATCATCGGGTTTGTAGGTCTTGTTATCAGGACCACCGATTTCTTCTGCGTCGTTCTTGAGTTCGGAACGCTCAGCTGGTTTAGCACCTTTGGTTACTACGTTACCAGATTCTTGTAAATTATTCTCGAACATTGTTTCAATATCTTGTGACATTTGAGTTGTCTCCTGCCTAGTTTACGGGAATTTCGTTTAATTATTTATATATTAGATATTTTATAGACCTTTTAGGAATGAAGCAAACGCTTTGAGTTTGCGTTCCTGTAAGTCCATACGATTTGATTCGTTAATGTAGTTCTTGATTCGGTTGATTTCAACTTCTCTCAACATACCACTTTCCCAAATCCATTCTCTACCTTCCATGATTCCCTCAACAAAAGCATCAGGAGCAGATGGGTCTGCTACGATATCCGCAGCAGTTGCAAGCATAAAGTCTTCTCCAACAAAGTTAATTCCATCTTTCTCGACAATAGAACCGAGACCTCTAGAAGAAACTCCGAGTTTCACACCGTCATCAAGTAAACTCTTAGCAATTTTACCCATGGGGGTTTCTAAAAGTTTTGCTTTACCGATGAAGTTGTTACCCTCTTTTTGTAGGGAAACAATTTTATGCGATACTCGGTCAAGGTTGATGGTTGGACCATCTGGATGACCAAGTTCACCGAGAGCTCTACCAGCGGTAATGAAACTCTCATTATATTTAGCAACTTCTCGCTCAAGGATATTTACAGGATAATTTCTACCATTACGATTGGTAATGTTTCCTTGTAAGAAAATACCTTCAATAAAGTAGTTCTTTCTACCACCTTCGGATTCTTCGGTGATAAGTTGAATATCTTCGATTTGTTCCGTAATGAGCTTCATCATTCTTCTTCCTCTGATACTGCTTGATTGAATAGGGTTTGAGCAACGTCAACTTTTCTTTGTTGAATCAAATCAAATGCTTTCGTTTGAAGAACATCATTAACTAAGTCAATAGTATATGCATTATTCTTTGCAAAAATACTATCAAAAATTTCCGTAGTCATAATAAGTAGTCTCCTTTAGTAATTATTTAGAATTCTGCTTTTTTCAAGTCTTTTGGGTCTGCCTCTACAGCACCATCACCAACTTGAGGTCCACCTTCTTGGGCTGGTGGTAATGCTCCAGCATCTTGAGGAGGCATTGCATTAGGGTCCATTGGTTGGCCAGTTGCTGGGTCCACCATCGCATTGGGGTCCATAATTTTTCCGTCCGCCATTTCCTTTTCAATTTGCTTATCAATTTCCTTAAGTTCTCTATCGGATTGTTGGAGAACATTACGACGAATCTGTTCAATTGAGAAGTACTTACCAACATATGGGTCCATAGCAGAAACAAGATTTAGTCTTTCGTTGAGCATCTCCATATTTTTGAGTTCATTGAAGTAATTGTCTGCAACAAAATCAAATTGAATATGATTCTTAATTTCATCCCAATCTTCTAGTGTTATAACACCCTTTAGAATTAATTGAGTCTTTAAAATATCAGAAAATAATCCAGAAAATTGCTTACGGAGACGATTGATGAATTTTTGAAACTTCAGTTCATCTCTTGTAATTTCTGTAGAACGACCAATATTAAATGTTGTTTCTGTTTCTAATCTTGAGGAAGGAACATTAAGTGCCTTATAAAGTTTCTTTTGGAAATACTTAACATCCTCAAGTTCTCCAAGATTTTGACCACCAGGAAGAGTTGTGATTTCTGTTCCTCTACCACCTTCTCTTCTAGGAAGCCAGAAATCTTCTAACATACTCATGAACTTACGGTCATCTTTAATCTCGCCAGTTGATGCATCATACACCAACTTATTACGATAACGAGACATGACTTCACGAAGATATTGCTCTGCCTTAATCTTTGGGAGATTGCCAACATCAATATAGAAAATTCTACGTTCTGGCGCACGCGATAATCTGTAAATGACAAGTGAATCCTCAATCATTCTGAGTTGGTTCACTGCCTTAATTGCTTTATGAAGATATGAAAGAACCATGTTCTTATTCATATCAAAGATACCAGAATGAATAAATGTTATTGCATCCTTAGCAATTTTAATTCCTTGAGTATCCCCAGCCTTAAGTCCTTTGCCGTTGTATATGAAATATTCTACTGACTTTTGAGTAAATGCTTCTTGTGGGTCAGAAGGATTTGTTCTTGATGGAGTTGTTTCTATCTCTACAACTTTACGAATTTTTCTTGGGTCAATATATCTTAATTCAATTATACCTTCACCAACATTTTTTGGGTCAATCACCTTATGATAAAATAATCTTCCATCTACATACCAACGACGAAAAATATCATAAGATTTATTTTCAAAATCCAAAAGTTCTAATACATAATCAAATTCTTCAGAAATAAGTTTTTTTACTTTTTCGCTTATCCCTTTAATATTTTGTAAATTGATTTCAATGGGAACATCATTGTAGTTACCACAAATTGACTCGTTAACGACATCATCAACAGCAGAGTCACACTCTGGTTGCAGAATCATATCTCTATAACGAGTAATTAATTCCCATTCATTTTTTACTGTGCCATCAATATCAACGTAATGACCATAGTACCCGCCAGCTGCAATAGGTGTTGCACCGTCTGAGTTATCTCTCTGCACAAAAGAAGGCCCTTTCGGAACCTTCTTTGCTCTCTCTATAGAGTATCCAAATAATTGTGACATCCTAAAAACCTGATAGCATCGAAGTTTAATCCAACACTATTTAGCAATTTTATTATAGTGCTCAAGCAGATGGGTCAATTTCGTTATCGACTCCTGCTTGTACAGGTGCCCAGTATTGAACTTGTAATTCAACAGTGAACTCTTCGATTGCATCGTTGCTTCCGAAATCTAAATCAATTGCTGCAATGTTTGAAGGCCATACTTGATAGAACTGATAAGTTCTAATTGCATTACCTCTTCTGTCTAATTGAGTTACCTTCATATTTGACATATAGTTTAGGTAATCAACTGCAGTTGAACCACCACCTGTTCCAGCAAAAGGTGAAGTTCCATATCCCAAAGCAGTTGCGTTCTCTTCATAAAGTTGGATGCACTCCATCCACTTTTCAAATGCAGACCTTAATCTGAATGCGGTATCGTTATTAATAGTGATTGTCCATGGTTCAAATGTTCTGTCACCAGCAATCTTGAGCATTCTTCCTCTGAAAGGAACTTCAACTACACCAATTGTTGATGCAGGAAGGTTTGCTGCCTTGATGGTATAACCAGCAAGTTTCTTCATATCTGAAGGTAAACCAGTTGCACTACCACCAGTAGCAGCAGCTGCTCCACCAGCAGCTGAAGATGAAAGGGTTGCTGCAACTGCAGTTGGGAACTCAATGTCTACTTGGAATAGATTGGGTCTTGCATAATCAAGGTTTGAATTAGCCTTGAAACTTAATAGTCTTCCGTGGATATTCTTATCCGTTTTTGCGGCACTGCCGCCTGTTGAACTTGCCATTGTCTTGTTTCTCCTTAGTTGGTGTTAAATTTACAATAATCAAGATGCGACTTCGCTAAATGCAACACCAGTTCTTGTCGCAATGAAAGAAACGGTGATGTAATTAATCGTTCTTGCTGGTTTTAGGTAAATTTCAGCATAGAATTCTCCTCTATCAATTGACTCAGGAGTATTATTTTCTGCATCACACTTAACTAAGAAATCTGTAAGACCTCTTCTACCTTGTACATCACGAAGATATGGTTCAACAATATTTCTAAATGTTGACCTTGAAGTTTCATCATTGAGGTCAAATAGAAGACCCTTAGAAACATTTGCCACAACTTTTTCAATAACAAGGAAGAGGCGACGAACATTGATTCTGTCAAATGCAGATGAATATCCAAGAGCAGTCTTATCTCCAAATAGGAGGATTCCTTGACCAGGGAAGGAAACGATAGGATTAACTCTTTCAATATAAAGAGAATCTCTCTGTTGCTTATTAGGTGTATAAGCAAGTCTAATTGCGTTTCTCAAAACACCTCTTTGGAATCCAGCAGGTGAATACCATGGGTCGGAGACAATTGCAGTATTGAGACATAGACCAGCTACGTCTGAGTTGCAAGGAATATAACGATATACATCGCTATACTTATCATAGATGTACTTATATCCAGAATCTAAAACTGCATATGAAGAACTTGGGAACTTCTTGAAGAAATTAACAATATTAATTGTTGCTACATCGGTATCAGTTACCCCAACAACATGGTCTCTGAGTGGTGAGAAGAATACCATGCAATCTTTTCTTGTTTCTGCAATATTAACAAGTCCAGTTGCAATTGTAAGAGCTTCAGTTTCAGTTGAACCCATAGGTCCAGGAATAATGAAATCTAATGTCTCAACTTCTGGGTCAGCAATTAAATTGAAAGCGGTAAGTCTTTCAGCTGAAGTTGGAGTATTTGCATCGACACCAGCAGATGAACCAGAACCAAATACATATTCTACAGTTGAATTTTTAGCAGAACCAACTGATACAGCGCCACTGATAGAATCTGTAAGACCAGCATCACTTTGGATGAGGTTGAAGTTTAAGTTTGCTGCAGCCTGACCCCAGTAACCAGCAGCTGCACTACCACCTACGGTGAATGCATTAACTTGGTCGTGAGTACCTTGATATAGGTATGCTGAACGATTCTTAAGAGCAGTTTTATAGTAGTTTGATTCTCCGTTGGTTGTCTTAGCATCGGTTGCTTTTGATAGACCAACAAATTTTTCTACGATTGTATTTGGAGTACCAGTAATAGTACCAGTTACATCAACTACAACAACATGAAGTTCATCCCTATATCCATTCTTTCCTGCAACATAAGGAGAAGTTCCTGGACGAGTTGCAACTGTATACCACTTAAGACCTGGGAGAACTTCTCTGATTAGATACTCGTTTGCAGCAGTGCTAATTGCAGCAGTGTTGCTGTTAGCATCGGTTAAGTTTCCAGTTGAAAATTCAATCGAACCCTTGTTTAGAACTACAAGTAGTTGTCTTGAAACTGCACTTACTGCACCAGATGCACCAACAGAAGACTGAACTAAAGTATCTGAAGTATCTACAATACCAGTATATGAACCATTTAGTTCTACTTCAGCAACTCTAGTTGTTGGGTCCCAAGCAAGAATTGTGCAAGCACCACCGCCGATTGTTGCAGCACCAGGAACAAATGTTCCGACAACTGCTGAACTTACTGTAACTTTTAAACTATATTTGAAAACTTTACCAGCAGCACCATTAGCAGTAGAAACTGCAGCACTCTTGACAAACTTCCATTCATCACCAGAAGAAGGAGCTGCAAGTGTCAAAACTTGGTCTGCACCAGCATCAGTGACATAAACACGAAGTCCATTCGCGTATGTACCTGGAGTCTTAGCAGCATAGTACCAAGTGTTTGAACCAGTTTCAAATGAAGTTTCGTATGAAACAATATTATTAATTTTAACTGAAGTACCGTTAGATACTGCATTCTTTAAACCGCTTCCGTTTGTACGGATAACTTTAATAGCACCACCGTATAGGAGGTATTGAGCAGCCGCAAACCAGTACTCAAAGTTACTGTTATTTGGTTTGCCAAATACCGAGACAAACTGCCTCTCATTGGTGATGATTCTGACTTCCTCAACTGGGCCTTGTGAAAAAGGTCCCGCAATTGCGGCAAATGTAGGGTTCGAGAGAGTGCTACCTGTAGTTAGGTCCCTCTCCTGAATTAGTACCCCTGGCGAAAACTGACTGGTTGCCATGTGTCTTATTCTCCTGAAGAATTTCGAGGTTTATTACTAAAAATATTTATAATTTAGTGTTTTTAGATGTAATCCCACATGAAAGCTCTGTCCCCATACTCATCTAGATGCCATCTATCGCCATTATTGTCTACAAAAGATTCTTCTTCTGTACCATCTAATATGAAACCAAAAGGAGCCATATCTGCTTCAATTGCCTCTCTTTGGTCATCATAAATTCTTTGACGAACATCATTGTTTGTCATTTCCCTAAAATAGGGTTGCATCGCTAACCACGAGAATATAACAAGGGACATTGCAAGGTCATCATTACATCCTTCTTCCGCTTCAAATGAGTTGCCCTTTTGGATAAAAGTGGTTAGTTCGCTGATGATATCGTAGTCTTTTACGATTAGTTTATCTTCTTCAATTAACGCTTTTAAATTAGAACATCCTACTTTTTTAACGGCGGAGGTCATTCGAACTCCAAGGGAAGCCTTTTTACCACTGAATCCAGACCCTACAAGTTGTCCCGCACGGCCGCGCATGGAACACATTAATAAGTTATCATACTCTAAATCATACTGCAAAATATCAGCAACTTGTGCGCCAATATCATTGACTTCTATTAGTATATAGGCATGGTTATAATTTTTGGCCACATCATGAATTACATTTGGTAAGAGTATTGGTTTAATGTCATTGTTCTTGTATTTACCTACGATATTGTATGGAATTGTAGTTATATCTACAATGATAAACGCAGAATAATCCTGACTAGTTCCCCTAGATGTATCTACGCATAAAATATACTGATGATTTGGTTTAGCATCTTCATATATATCTAATCCTTTATTGGTCATGATTGGGTCTTCATAAACCATGTTCCTGAGTTTGGCTGGGTTGATAAGTGTATCAACTGACCCTAGGAATTCGCATTCGAATTCTTGAGTGAACTGACGAAGAGATGTATTTCGTATTGTCTCTTCCTTCCATTTGGCATCTCTACCTGGAACATTGGACCAATGTACTTCCAATGGAATATAACTATTCTTATTTCTCTCGGCATCATGCCAGAGTTTATAGAACATGTTCATCCCATTTGGTGTTGAGATGATAATAACTTTAGTTGACTTACCAGATGAGATAGTAGGATATACGGATGAGAAAAACTGCTCCGCAATATTATTTGGGATGAACGCAAATTCGTCCAAGAAGATGATGTTGAAAGAGTTACCTCGGACTGCACTAGAAGACGTTGAGGCAGCGATAATTTTAGAACCGTTCTCTAATTCAACTGAACCTTTGTTCCATGATATAACCCCATGCTGCATCCACTTGGGAAGATTCTCATAGGATAACTGCAAACGAGATAGAAGTTCTCTAGATGTTTCTGCCTTGTTTGCTAGAATGGCAATTTTAATATTTGGATTGAAAATTGCATAGTGTAGTAGGTAAGAAACTACCGTAGTAGATTTACCAGTCTGACGAGGCAATTTTGCAATATTGAATCTATTAGTATGGAAGTTCTCAATGAGTTTCTCCTGAAAATCCCACATCTTAAATGGGATTAATCCCTCATCAAGAGAAACAATTTTAATATATTTCTTCGCAAAGTAAACTGGTTCCTCTGAACACTTAATAAATTCCTCAACTTGTTCTTGAGTGAATTCAATATTTACGTTTGCTTTTTTTAGATTGGGATTGCCAAGATAGATATCATCAGGTTTCATAAATTAGATATTCCTATTGTCACTTACTCCTTTACGTTTTGCTTCCAACAATGCAAAATTCTTTACTTTAGTATCTCCAAGATAAGTCCAAGCATATCCTTCTTGAATCATCTTTTCATTTAAAGATACTAATTCATTATTTACATATAACCATCCAAGAATACGTCCATACTTTTCAGTACTGTCTGGCAATTCTGTTTTAATTAAAATATCTTTTGCTCCTTCTAAGTGATGCTTCAACCACTCTTTTGCTTCTAGACCCAATTTCTTTTCATATTCATCTTTGGTTCTGGATTCTGGAGTATCTACGCCAGCAAGACGAACTCTCTTTGCAAGTGAAACGTCAAATCCCAAATCAATATCAACATCGATAGTATCACCATCAACAACTTTATTTACAGATTTAACACGATAGATATAGGGGTCTTTCAAACTCATTTTTTCTTACCACCGTTCTTTGCTTTCTTTGCAGTTGCGTTTCCCTGGTTTTGTTTTCCACCAGGAGTTCCTTTCTTACCCTTGTTTGGTGACTTAGACATTAGCAGTTCCACGCACGTAACGACCTATTTATGCGAGAATCTGGGTCACTTGCAGTTTTCTTAGAAGTTAGTTTCTCCTTCATACCTCTCATTCTTGCACAAAAGCTCTTCCTGCGGGGATTTCCAACCTTTTTTGAAGGTGCCTTAAGGTCACTTCCAGGATTTTCTGCTTCGTAAGATTTGCGTCCCTTTTCGTTAAGTCCACCATTTTTGTTCTTACCTTCTGAACGTTGCCATGATGCAACCTCTTCAATATAATCACTAAAAGACATCATACCTTCTGGCACACAGTTGGGAACTTTACGTCCACCTTTCTTCTTCATGCCATATTGCTTGTATCCTTTCCAACATGCTTCATTTACACCTTCTTCATGATTGCTTCTGAGATACATCGCAGCAGCATTAAGATTATGAGTTGCAAGTGCTAGTTTTGCCTGAACCCAACCAGGAAGTTGATAGTCTGGAGACTTGATTGTTTCACGAAGCATCTTGATATACATTTCAATCTCATCAAGTTGTCCAAGTGCCATTGCACCTTCATCATCAAGTTCAGTACCATTGTTGATAGCAATGTGGTTTTCTTTGATGGGTTTCTTCTTTTCCCACTCTTTCTTAAGGGACTTTTCCATGGATAGTAAGTGCTTGTAGTAATCGGGGAATTCTGCGATGTGCTGAAGAGCAATACCGTATGCTGCTTTATGGTCAGTTACGTGCTCACGTTCTACAGTAGAACCTACTTCTGCTTGACGAATGACGTAATCAACATCAACACCATGCTTCTTAGCAATTTCTTGTTCTGTAGGTACTCTCTTTTTTGCCATGGTAATTATTCTTCTATGTACTATTTATCTAGAGATTTCTTCCCAGTCCATAGAAGCAACAACAGTATCATCACCACCAACAGCATCAGAAGCAACCACAAGTGTAAGTTCATAAGGACTTCCAGTTAATCCATTTCTTTCTAACTGAAACTTAAATAATGCTTCTTTCAGAATATCAACTTGACTTGCTCCTTGATTTGATGCGTTAAAAAATCCACTTGCTAGTATCCTTCCCCCAGCAAAAGAAGTGCCAGTGATGTTATAATCAACAGCACTATCATCACCAGCACTCGTCCAAGTTCCACCAGTAGTAGTACCAGTGGCACGTACTTGCCAATTATAATTACCAGTGGTAATTGGCATTATAGAAAGTGCTGTGAGAATTACAATAGCATCTAAACGATTTGGTGATGTTTTGAGACGCAAAGATACTATGGGATAAAATGTTCCCGCAGTTCCTAATGTTCTTGGGGAATTGATTGGTATACCAACTGCCTGCTGTATTCCACTAAGTTCATAACCACCTTCGGAAATGGCAGTAGAGCAAACTTGCTTCATCGTGCTACTACCACTTGTAGCACCAGTATTAGTAAGCTCATATCTCAAAGGAAGTGATGCTGTTGTAATATAAGTTGATGTAATTACATTTGCGTGGTGGAATGAATGACAGAGAATAAACTGTCCGTTTATTACAAATCCCATTCTTACAGTACCAAGACCTAACCATTCAATATCCATCCAAATGATTTGTGCTTTGGTTGTATCTAATGTAATACCAGACGGACCAGTTCCATTTAACTTATCACCATTCCAATTTGCTTGTGCTACTTCTGTTTGAGTTCCAGTAGATAAACTCCTTTCTACAAAGTAAGGTGTCGTGCCATTAATCTCAAAATACATTCCATTGTCAGCACCAAAATATCCAACTCTCTGTCTCAGGTTTGCTTTCGGTGTGGCAGGAACAAAGGTATTCATCACAAGCAAAGATTTACCTGGCTGATACGAAGATACTTTTGTGGTCTCACGAATAACTTGTGCCCCAGAAGCATTATTCACTGTTAGATTAACCAGACCTTCGTTAACACTAAAAGTAGCAGAAGCAGTACCAGTAGTAGCAGTTGCCCACAGGT